CTGGAAAATGGTATGAGAATAGACCAATGAATGTTGAAGCAAATAATGCATTAGAATATGCATATAAAAATGGAGTAATACAATGAAAGCTGGAAAAGTGTGGGGAGTTACTGAATTAATTGAAGGTAATAATGCGTTAGAGTTTCATAGGATAGAAATGCAAAAAGGAGGTGTTTGTTCTAAACATCTTCATAGATATAAATGGAATGGTTTTTTAGTAGAGTCTGGAAAAATAAATGTTAAAGTATGGCAAAGAGAATATGATTTAGTTGATGAAACTATTTTAGGACCTGGAATGTATACTAAAGTTAAACCAGGATTATATCATCAATTTGAAGTATTAGAAACTGGTGTAGCATTTGAATTGTATTGGGCTGAATTTAATCATAATGATATATTAAGAGAATCTACAGGATATTATGATATTGAATCATTAGTTGATAAAGATGAAGGTACCAATGATATTATAATCAGAGTTAGTGATGATAAAATAGATGATTGGGATGACACAGGAAATTATGGTGAAGGATGTTGACTTTAAAAAAGAAGTGGTATATAATATGACTGTTGGTATAACTTGTTCAACATTTGATTTATTACATGCTGGTCATGTATCAATGTTAAGAGAAGCTAAAGAACATTGTGATTACTTAATATGTGCTTTACAAACTGATCCTACTATTGACAGACCAGAAACTAAAAATAAACCAGTTCAAACATTAGTAGAAAGATATACTCAACTAAAAGGTCTTAAATATGTAGATGAGATAATTCCTTATCAAACAGAAGAGGATTTAGAAGACATTTTAAAAATGATAAACATAGATGTAAGAATAATTGGCCAAGAGTATAAAAATAAAAGATTTACTGGTAGAGCCACTTGTGCTCAACGAGGAATTGAGGTATACTATAATAGAAGAGATCATAGATTCTCTACAAGCGATTTAAGAGAAAGAGTATTCATTAAACAGAAGGAATTGAAAAATGGATGATAAAAAAGGTGATGATATTGAATTACAGCCTGTAGTAAAAAGAAGAGAACAAAGATTCAAACTTGGTATTATTGGTTATGGATTTGTTGGACAAGCTGTAGATTATGGATTTTCTACAGAATCTGTAGATAAGTTTATTATAGATCCAAAATACAACAAAAATACTATACAGGATCTTTGTGATTGGCAACCTACTTGTGTTTTCATATGTGCTCCTACACCTAGTAAAAAAGATGGTTCCATTGATTCATCTATTATTGATGATGCTGTTATGAGATTAATTAATCAAACTGATGCATTTATAGTTATCAAATCAACTGTAACGCCAGTTGTTTACAATCCTGAATTTTTGCAGGAAGGTAATGCTAAACAAGATTTTATTAACCAAAGATTTAGAGTAGTTGGTGTACAACAACCAGAAGCTGGTAGACACTTAGAAGGATTGTATAACTATTTTAGTTTATGTAATCCTGCTCAAATGATTACAATGTCTTGTGTGGAGGCTGCTTATTTTAAGTATGCAGTTAATACATTCTTAGCTATGAAAGTAACTTTTATGAATGAATTGAAAGAAGTGATAGATGATTATGGTGGAAGTTATAATCAGTTATCTCGAGCTTTAGCTGCAGAATATAGATTAGGAAATTCTCATATGAAAATTCCTGGCCATGATGGTAAACCTGGTTTTGGTGGATCTTGTTTTCCTAAAGACTTAACTGCTTGGTTAAATTTTGTAGATAAAAAAACTAATGCTAATAGTGATTTGCTTAAATCAGTAAAAAAAGTGAATGATAAAATAAGATCTAATTATGATATATCTGATAGGGAGAAAGAGCAAAATGTCGATTATGGACAAACTAAAAAAGAACAGCAAACTAAAGACGACGGAGATTCTAAGTCAAAGTAAGTTCTTTACAGATGTAGAGATGACGTCCACATCTGTTCCTATGATTAATGTAGCACTGTCGGGATCTACAGAAGGAGGACTTGCACCAGGTCTTACTGTACTTGCTGGTCCTTCTAAACACTTCAAAACATCTTTTGCATTATTAATGGCAGGAGCATATCTTGATAAACATAAAGATGCTGTTATGTTATTTTATGATTCAGAATTTGGATCCCCATTATCTTACTTTGAAAACTTTGGTTTAGATACTTCTAGAATACTTCATACACCAATTACTAATGTCGAAGAATTAAAATTTGATCTGATCAATCAATTAGAACAAATAGAAGATGGTGATAAAGTTATTGTTGTTATTGATAGTATAGGTAATTTAGCTTCTAAGAAAGAATTAGAAGATGCTATTGATATGAAATCTGTAGCAGATATGTCAAGAGCTAAAGCACTAAAAGGTTTGTTCCGTATGTGTACTCCATATCTCACTATGAAAAAAGTTCCTTTGTTAGCTGTTAATCATACATACAAAGAAATAGGACTATTTCCTAAAGATGTAGTAGGTGGTGGAACTGGTATATATTATAGTGCAGATAACATTTGGATTATTGGTCGTCAGCAAGATAAAAAAGGAACTGAGATACAAGGATATCACTTTGTAATTAATGTAGAGAAAAGTAGATATGTAAAAGAGAAATCAAAAATACCTATTACTGTTTCTTGGGAAGGTGGAGTACAAAATTATAGTGGTTTGCTTGATTGTGCTTTAGCTGGTGGCTTTGTTATCAAACCATCTAATGGATGGTATAGCTATAAAGATTCAGAATCAAAAGTAAGGTATGATGAAACTCTTAAAGAAAGTTTTTGGCAACCTATCTTTGAGAAAACAGACTTCAAAGATTTTCTAAAAAAGCAATATAGTATCGGTCAAAAATCTTTAGTTGATATGGATCAGATAGTTGAGTAATAATGTTAAGACTGTTCCTCTTGCAATTCCTCAAGAGAGAATAAGAGAACACATTCAAGAATATAAATCATCTAATATAAGACATCCTGGTAGTATGAATACAGCTGATCCAGGAAAATTTATGAATGCTTATGATGAAATAATATCTGAACATGTAAAAAGAAAAGTAAAATGTGTTAGTGGTAATTATTATAAACATAATTTACCTTACATGCCTCATACTGATTTTAAAAGCCATCTTGGTAACTTTATTAATGTAGTTATTCCTTTAGAATATACAGGGGAACAACCAAGATTTGTTGTGTTTGATCAACAATGGAGATA